AAATCATCCCTCAAATCATCATCATTATTACCATTTTCAGTTAGATAAATAATACGTTTATCAATAAGGTTTTTTAAAATAACCTTTATTTCCTTTAAATTAGTAAAATCACATTTTATGTCTGGTAATTTAGATGTAATGAAATTGCAACAATCTTTAAATTCTGTGTTATTATTCATTGTTTATATATTATTAAATATATCTTTATGTATTTAATTTTTTTAAATCTTCAATGGTGTAAAATCTTCCCAAAAGGGGAACCATTCTAACATCTAAACGCAAATGCAAAAACACCAACTGCTAAAATTCCAAGTGCTAGTCCAGCATGATAATTGTAAGACATTTCTCTATACATTTCCAACCATGCCTTTGTTTCTTCTTGAGTGCTCATATGATTTAACATCCAATCTGATTTTGGTGATAATATATAATAAAAATAATTAGTGACAAAACATGTTGCCATAACTGTGCATACTAAGGGAAAGTTCGATAGTTTTATTCCTTTTATTTTTAGATTGTAGAAAATGATTACAATAGAAAGACAAAATCCAAGTATATATCCTTGATACGATATGAACCTTCTTTCATTAGATATGACGTCATACATTTTTTGTAAGTCATTCGACAAAGTTTCTTTATACTTTTTTACAACAGCACTTTTATTTGTTGCATTGTAAAAATAAATCATACCAATTATAAAAAAGGTAGAAATCATACAAGTTATGTTGCAAACCATTATATATTACTAACAAAATAAAAGGAAACTTCAACTTCCCTTATAATCCCATGCTTTAAGGAGGGGTTTGAGGGGAACTACGTTCCCCTACCTTAATATTTGATAATCCAATATACTCCATAATTGTATGGTCTTGTTTCATTTGCATCTACACTAGTTGTGCTATTTGCAACAGAAGTAGAAACAGTTACCCCCGTTGTAGCGGTATTTATATTAGGTGTTGTTGCGTTTACGGTAGTTGTTGCCGTGACACCAGTAGTAGAATTATTAATATTGGTCCATGTTCTTGAACCAGCTGAATCCGATGTAGGAAAACTAGGAATAGATCCACTCGGATCTCCACCCGTCATATTGAAATCGTCATTTATTGTATACTGTGTATGACTATGACCGGGATCAGTAATACTAGTACTTGCACTATGTGTGTGCGATGCTTGTGTGTGAGCATGTCCACTATCACTAACAATAGATGTTGCCAAATGGGCATGTGTTTGTGTTGCATGAGCTTGATAGGTTGATATACTAGATGGACCCGCATATCCATTGTTAGTTCCAATGCCTCTTAAAAATGCTCCACTATAGTTAGGCAAGTTAAAGGACAAATCTGCCCCACCAAATGTTGTACCAATTATACCAAACAATCCAGCATATGCAATTTTGTTCAATAAAGCGCCATTACACAATAACCAACCATCTGGAGAAACTGCGACCGTGTAGGCCATAATACTTCCAACTGGTGGAGCAATTGAAATGTAGTTAATGGTGTATTTCATGGTGGTATTGATCGATCCACTTACATCCAAAGCACTTATTGGAGATTGTTTTCCAATTCCAATATTTCCTACATTTGTATTGTGAATATTGTCTCCAGATCTTTTCCAAACATGTTCATCTTGTTCGTCCTTAATCAATGTTTCTACTGCCCCATTTGGTTTAAGTATTTGACTTAATTGATTGTTAGAATAAACTGTTTTTTTCATTTGTTGTCTAGACCGACGATTAATAAACATATATCTTAAGAATAGATAAAAAGAGTCCTTCTTTTTTTTTAATTTTATTTAGAGGCTCCCTTATCTAACACAATATTGTCATTGTCGAATAACTCATTTCGAATGTCCGCTACCGATATTTCTTGATTTGCACTCAAACTTGTCTCAAATGTACTTCCATTATTGATTCCAACTAAATTACCCTCTTCATCAATTCCTTGAGTTAAACTGCTTCCAGTCTTTTCCGCATTCTTAATGTTTTCTTCAATTGCCTTTTGTTTAGTCTCCTTAATTCGTTGTTCAAATGCAGACTTTGCAAAATTTTCGTTCTTGGTCTTCTCTGTCATGAGTTGGTTGAGTTCTTCTTCCATATACTCAGTTCGACCAGTCTTGTATGCCTCTGGATCCCAACATAACCATTGACCAATTGGACCTACAAAAATATCGAAATTAGGGTCAATCTCTCTCAACATCTTGCATCTTAATTCCGCCTCTTGTTGAGTCGCATAAGATCCTCTGCACTTGAATCCACGTACTGATGTTTGGAAATTGTGTTTAATGTTGAAGTCATTGTCTAGTTTCTCTTCATTTCGGTCTACAAATGTCTTGAAATCTGAATCCATCTCAGATTTTCTTAATTCATCTTGTTCACTCTTAATGAAATCTTCATAATCCTTTGTTAGTTCTTCCATCGAAATGTTGTATTTGTAAGAAATAAAATGCAAAAACTGAGAAAATTTTTCCATGGATTTTGTAAATTCCCAAGTCTTTAGGAATTGTTCAAAATAAAACATATCTTTTTGTTTTAAGATTTTTTCGGGAGTAATAAATGAAAAACAACCAAAATTCTGTCCGGCAATGGGCTTATCCACTTCCAATAAATCAACATATTTGGGATTTGGCTTTCCATTCTTGGTTTTTCTAACAAAAGACTTCTCGGGTTGGGCAAATTTGGAATGACTCATACATATTAATATTTAACGTTTTTAAGCATTAATTTTGCTTATTTGATTTTTTTTTCTTATTCTTTTATATAAAATGAACAGTGTTGTCGATTTTCCCGAGTTAATTCGACGAATAGTCAAGTACATGATTGAAGGTCTGGTTGTGGCCATTGCTGCTTTTGCCATTCCTAAGCAATCCATGAATTTTGTGGAAATTGGTCTTCTTGCCTTAACGGCCGCCGCCACATTTAGCATTTTGGACGTATTCATCCCAAGCATGGGTGTGAGTGCACGAAATGGTACCGGTCTTGGCATCGGCTTGAACCTTGCTGGCTTTTAATTCAACCTTTTACAAAGGTTGATCCAAACATAGTTAAGGGAGCTTGTTGTTCCCCTAAATAAATCTCATCATGTCTCGTTAGCTCAATTGGATTAGAGTATCGGTCTTCTAAACTGGTGGTTGTGGGTTCAAGTCCCATGCGGGGTGCATATATAATTTATAATTGCTAATTTCAATTATAAATCTTCAAACAATTAATTATTTTCAACACATTTTCCATATAAATCCATTATATATTTCATTTGTTTTTACAAGTGAATTTAATTTTGCATAGGAAATTTGATACTTTTTAACAACATCTCGTTTAGCATTGTAAACAGACAATACTTTATTGGTAATTGGATCTATTTTTTGAATTTTATCTCCACTCTGATTTATAAATTTATTTGGCAATGAATTATGTTTTAGATACTCTATTTTCATTTCTTCAGAACAATCATCAAAGAAATTCCAGTAATGTCCACTTGAAACATGTTGTTGTTGAATTGCACGTGTAAAACTATTGCATTTCATATTTCTTGCTTCGACCGCTTCTTTTTGTGATGAATATACTGCTAAAATTTTTGTTTTCTTTATATCAATCATTGCAATATATCTAATTTCAGCTGATTTATGTTTACTTTCAACTGTTTCCTCTATTTTTTCTGGTGGTTCATCATTACGATTAACATAAAGCCATCTATAATTTTTGTAAATTGTATTATTTTGTGAAGCCCGTTTTAATGCTGGTAAAGATATATTATCAAGATTTCTTTCCACTTCCGATGGACTATCATATATTCTAAAAGGCATTGTAAGATTATCTAAATTGTATTGATAGACTTTTGGTGTTTTATTTCCGTTTTTTCTTTTTTTCACATAATTTGGTTCAACAATATTTTCTTCTTCAGAATTGCATTCACAATCATTTTCTTCAATTTGCATTAAGTCATCATTTTCATTTTCGTTTTCGTTTTGAACATTGCTCATAATTGTGGAATTAATTTTTTTTAATTCTAAATCCGCTTTTTTTATTTCTAGTTCAATCTGCAGTTGTTGTAATTTTAATTCAGACAATTTTATTTGTTGGTCTTGTTGCATTATTTTTAATTCTTCAATTTCTTTTGGATCTTGAGATGCAAACTCACATTTGATTTTGTTAATAATGCTAATAAAATTTGTATACACTTGATCATCAACTAGATACGTTTCTCTTGAAGTTGTACCATCTTTTTTTTCTATTTTTTCATAATGCTGAACAACATATTCATTATGATGAATTTTTCGTTCAAACTTTTTATAATTATTGTTTTCAAATATTTCCAATAATAATGGTTCTTGACAATTAAATGAGTTTGAAATATTTGTCAACCGTTCTTTTACATCTTGTGTAGAACCAATTTTAATCACGTATTTATTATTGTCCGTGTTATATAATTTGCAGATGTACACAATGTTCTTTTTGTCATATGCTTTCAAAAGTGTATTATGACTTGATAATTCACATTTATATTGATACAACTTTCTGTCAACTTCATTATCTTGTTTTAATTTGTATATACCATTTATTCGAATCTCTCTCAAAACAGTTACCATCCATTCTTGAAATTTATGTGCGATTGGTTTTCTGGATCTTCCTAATAATCGGTAAAGTCCGAATTCAGTTAAAAAGTTGGTTTCTTGACTTCCACCATTGCTGTCAGATTTGGTGACTACCTTTTCATTGCTTGAAAAATCTCTTAAACCTTCTCGTATATTGCTAATGCCTAATAATTTCCCAATCTGATTTGCTTGGAACAATGGATTTTCTAATGTACCTTGAATATTTATATGATATTCAACATCTAAAAGTGAAAATGCTTTGAGTATGTCCATTTATACTATAGTAGGTTGTATTGTCTTTAAGTGTTTAATCGTATACGATTTACACACATTATATGGTTCCCTTAAGGGAACTTGTCGTTCCCATGCTCATAATTTAAAGGAGGGATTTGAGGGCATAAGCTCTGCGGAATACGTAGTTCCCTTAATTAAATTGTTGGTATGAATTCCCAGTCCAACTCCACACACATTTTTCTCCAGATCTCGTCTTGTTCAATAATTTTTTCACGATCTTTTAACATCGGAATGTCATTCATGTATTGTGTTTCTCCTAACAATTCACACAATTTATACAATGCATAATAATAATTCAAAAAGTTCACTCGGTAATCGGGACAGTTTTTCGAATAAGGAGATTGCAACTCCATAAACAAATTGCACAATGTTTCCTCTAATTCTTGTGACATCACTGGTGGTTTCACTCCTAATTTATTTTTGATGAATGCAATATGCTCATAGTATTTATTATATCCTAATTTCTTGAATATTTCTTTTGATTTATAATATGTTAGTTGACTTGCATCAATTCGTTCCTTTTTAATCTGATTTCGAATATTGTCAATCACTTCATCTGGAATTTGTGTTGTTTCTTTACCTTGAAACTGGGCCAATATTTCTTTAAAATGATTAATCTTTTTATATGCATAAAAGCACACCTCTTTGGGTGGCTCTTTATAAGAAGGTTTTTCATTTTCAATCAAATATGGCACATTGGTAAAACATGCATTGCATATTAACACACCTTCATCATCGAGTGGAATCATTTCTCCTTTTTTGCAATAACTACATATATCTGTTTGGTGAATAAATGAACCCATATCTAAAAAGCTGTCATCTACATTGCTCAAATATTTTTGAACAATATTTTGAGACTGTTTAATGACTACATTTTCTTCATTGTTAGGTTCTTTAATTTTGAAAAAACTATTGATCAAATTGTGTTTTGGTTTAGGAATGTCTTCACCAGCAGATATATTTTTCTTGTTTTCAAAATATTCAAATATATATTTGCAATTATCTAACAAATATTCCTTCTTTTTGTGTTTAATCGATTTTATTTTTTTATCTAATTCACTAATTTGATCTTTTAAATCAAGCGACTGTTCCACCGAACAACCACCTTGCAATTGTTTTAGCAATTCATTCTTTTTCTGCTTTAATTTTGGAACATTACTGTATTCGTCTCTAGCAAATTCATTCATAAACTCACAATGAGTTCCATCTAGCGTTGTTAAATTTTTTTTACTTATTTTAATGTTTTTGGTAGTCTTGGGCTTAAATGTAGGCATATTTAATTAATGTATTTAACACATGGTATTTAAATACATATTTGACTCAAGTTTAAATGCAAATTATTGTTTCATTTAATTATGTAATGAACGATAGTATAAAAGTTCCCTTAGAAAAAGATCATCTAGTTAAGGAAAGATCTAAGGGTATGAGTAAGACTGAAAACGTAGTCCCAATACAAATGAACTCTGCTCAATTTCAAAAAATGGCTTTTTTATATAATGCTCTTCAAGATGGATGGACTATTAAGAAACAAGACAATTCATATATCTTTAGAAAAAAACACGAAGGCAAGAAAGAAGTATTTTTAGACACATATTTAAACACATTTGTGAAATCTAATTTAGATATTTGTTCACTATTATCGTCATCATCATCATGATCATTTACAAAAAAATCGAATAAACTAACAAAACGTTTTAATTTAATGAATTAAATTAATTAATTGAATTAAATTCATTTTCCTCAAATTTTTTTCTTTTAGGAATATATAAAATGGGAGGTGGTCTAATGCAACTCGTCGCCTACGGCGCTCAAGACGTATATCTTACTGGAAATCCCCAGATTACTTTCTGGAAAGTTACCTACAGACGTTACACAAACTTTGCTATTGAATCCATTGAACAAACATTCAATGGTCAAGCTGATTTTGGACGCAGAGTTCAGTGCACAATTAGCCGAAATGGTGATTTGGCTTACCGCACATATTTACAAGTAACTCTTCCCGAGATCAACCAATCCATGGCTCCCTATGCCCGTTGGTTAGATTTCCCTGGTGAGCAATTGATCTCCCAGGTTGAGGTCGAAATCGGTGGTCAAAGAATAGATCGTCAATACGGTGACTGGATGCACATCTGGAACCAGTTGACAATGACCTCTGAACAACAACGCGGATACTTCAACATGATTGGTAACACAACCCAACTTACCTTCTTGACTGACCCCGCCTTCAACAACGTTGATGGTCCTTGCGACTCTGTTGCCCCCCGTCAAGTGTGTGCTCCCCGCAATGCTCTTCCCGAGACAACCCTTTACATTCCTCTCCAATTCTGGTTCTGCACCAACCCCGGTTTGGCTCTTCCCTTAATTGCTCTTCAATACCACGAAGTCAAGATCAACCTTGATCTCCGCCCCATTGATGAATGCTTGTGGGCTGTTTCCACCCTTGCCCCCACCAGCACTGCCTCTGTTGCTGCCTCTGTTGCCTACAACCAGTCATTAGTTGCTGCTTCTCTCTACGTTGACTATGTCTTCTTAGATACCGATGAGCGCAGACGCTTTGCCCAAAATCCTCACGAATACTTAATCACCCAGCTTCAATTCACCGGCGACGAGTCAGTCGGAAGTTCAAGCAACAAGATCAAGCTCAACTTCAACCACCCCGTGAAGGAACTCATCTGGGTTGTCCAATCCGACAAGAACGTTGACTACTGCTCATCTTTCACTGGTGATAACTTGTTGTTCAAGGTCCTTGGTCCTCAACCCTTCAACTACACTGATTCCATTGATGCTCTTCCCAATGCTATCCATGCTTTCGGTGGACCCAACTCAATTGCTGCTGACAGCAATGCCTTCATTGACACCAACGGTCTCTTCCAAGATGCCGGTGCCATGGACATTCTTAACTCTGCTGGCAATGCCTTCTGGTCTGGATCTTCTGCTTTGAACAGCTTCCAAGGTAATGCTTCTTCTGAATTGTCTGCTGTCTCTGATGCTGGTACATTCGTCCTCACTGAGTCATCCCTTGACATGCATTGCTGGGGACAAAACCCCGTTGTGACTGCCAAGCTCCAATTGAACGGCCAAGACCGATTCTCTGAGCGCGAAGGATCTTACTTCTCTGTTGTTCAACCCTTCCAGGCCCACACCCGTGCCCCAGATGAGGGTATCAACGTGTACTCCTTTGCCTTGAGACCCGAGGAACACCAACCTTCAGGCACATGCAACTTCTCTCGCATTGATAACGCCACTCTTCAGTTGGTGCTCTCCAATGCTACCGTTGAATCAACCAACACTGCCAAGGTGCGCGTTTATGCCACCAACTATAACGTGTTGAGAATTATGTCCGGCATGGGCGGCCTTAACGAAACATTAATTTGTTTATGCAGGGCCAAACAGTTGGCTGCCATGTTAGTTATTTGCTCACTAACATGGATAAACAGTGTAAAGCAAATATGCAATTATATTGCATTATATAACCAGCTAGTCTTGTGACTACACAAGGCAACATTTCTAAATTGCGGGAACTTCCTTAGAGCCTTTTCTACTACTTTGTTGGATGAAAATTCAGCAAATACCCAGGGTAATGACCTCGGGCATAGTAATAACGAAAAGGATTGGAAAATCTGCAGCCAAGCTCCTACGTGCGTCAATGCAAGCATATGGAGAAGGTTCAGAGACTATAATGGAATGGGTTTGAGGGAGCTAGCAACTCTCGATGAGAACTTAAGGGATAGTCCATCCAACACAGAAATGTGTTTGGTTCGTTGTGCTTACTCAAATTAAGCATTTCGTTACAAATAAAAATGAAACAAATTCATTTTATAATTATTGGTATTATAATATGAATTTTAAAGATGCACGTGAATATATTGAACAAAACTATCAGATTATTGAGTATGTAGAAGGTCATTATAAACATATTGGTAGGGATTCTGGAATTATGAAAAATCCAATGTGGAAAACAGCAGATGGATTAATTTTAATGTATTGTGAAACAAATACAATATGTAAATTGTGTCAAGAAAGTTATAATCGAATTCTTCTATTTGAGCAAACATATTTAAAAGGAAATAAATTAACATGGTTTTGTATGACAAATGGATATATTGCATCAAGTAATAAATTATTTATGCATCAAATAATAACTGGTTGTTATGGGAATGGTAAAGGAACTTCTAATGTTAGTGTAGATCATATCGATCAAAATCCATTAAACAATACTTGGCAAAATCTTAGGATTGCAACACGTAAAGAACAAGAGCAAAACTCTAAAGGAATTAAACCCGGAACAAAACGAGCTAGAAAAACAAGTGCAAAACAATTGCCAGAAGGATTAACACAAAATATGATGAAAAAATATGTTGTTTATTATCACGAGTATTTGAATGCGGAAAAAACTAGATTCCGTGAATTTTTCAAAATAGAAAAACATCCAAAACTAGAAAAAGCATGGATTGGAACTAAATCTGGAGCAGTATCAATACAAGATAAATTACTTCAAGCAAATGCAATGATCGAAAATATAGAAAATAAATTAAATATAACTAATAAATAAATTAAATGGATATTAAAAAAATAGAAAGACGTGAAAAAAAAAGAACGAACAAGCGTTCTACTACTGCAGAAGAAGTTATTTTTATTTTTGAAAAAGTCTTAGAAGGTTGGAAAACAATTCGAATTTTTAATACCATTATTCAACAAAACCCAGCCTCTACAACTAACAAAAAAAAGGTAGAACAAATTGCAACTGGTAATTGTAAATTATTTGAGTCAGAATTACCCTCAGATAGATATGCATACTATCTAGAATTAAGAGATAAAATGACTTCTATGCAAACGACAATATAATTTTGTTATACATTTTTTTAATATTAAAAATAGCTTAAAAACATGTAAAGTGTCCATATACAGAATGGAAATCGTAAGAGCATTTAATTCAAACAGTTTACACACCGACATCGTAATAAAAGGAACACATAATGATCCTTTATTTCGTGCGAGTGATATAGGTGAAATTTTAGAAATGTCTAATATAAGAGTTGCTATTCAAAACTACGATGATACTGAAAGACATGTAAGTACTACTTACACGTCTACTGGACCAAAACAAGTAACATTTCTCACTGAAAAAGGTCTATATAAGGTGTTATTTAAATCACGAAAACCAATAGCGGAGAAATTTCAAGATTGGGTATGCGAAGTAATTAAAGAACTTCGTTTAAAAGGAACATATGATTTGCAAAAACAATTAGAACAAACCAAACTAGAAATGGAAGAAAAATTAGCATCACAACAAATTGTAGAAAAAGAAAAGATTTTGCTCAAAGAATATGGCCATTCTGGATCATTGGTCTATATAATCAGAGTAAAAACTTTTTTGAATGGTGAATATATTATTAAAATTGGACATAGTGCAAAAGGAATTCACAATAGGTATAATGATC